AACGGTGAGCTTGATCCAAATTCATCGGAGGGTGAGGAAGTTGACGAGACTTCCCAAGTCGAAGTCGATGAGTCGAATAGTAAGCACGACAGGGAAAGTAGCTGGTGGGATCAGAGGGTAAAGCCAATTAATGATCACCAGATATCAAGGATAGCTAGAGCGATGAATTCCATCGTGACCAAAGCTAAATCCACTAAGAATAAGCTATCCACAATGGGTAGTAAAATCTCAGTGGATCGTGTTATACAGGGAAGCGAGAGATCGTTTTTCAAACGTGGTCGCACGAGAGGTAAGCGTAGAGTAACGCTAGTCGTGGATACCAGTGGGTCGATGGAAAGCACATGGGATGTTCATGGCGGTAGGGAATTCGTGTTAGCTTTCAGACAGCTAGCTAGGAAAAACCTAATCGATTTGGACATCCTGTTAACTCAAGTTGACCATCACAGATGTGCGGTATCCAAACGTATCAACAAAACTGATACAGATGAGTGGATAAACAACCTAGACTGCCAAGGATGTGGCGAGGGTGTCATGCAATGCATCAAACGGTTCCTACCGCTGATCAAGAAAAGCACGACATCGATCATATTCACTGATGCGTGTCTAACGGATGATGACATCGATACCCAGTTTTATCGCAACTTGGGTCTCAACATGATCGCATCCTATATCGAACCCAATGACTGGGCGGTAGGATGTGGTCGCAATAGGATGAATCAGCACTTCGCCAGAAGTGTCATCGCGACCAACGCTACTGATCTAGCTAGAAGGTTAATGCGTGAAATCCTCAAGGACTAATACGATGATCAGAAACCTAGAAGTCATCCTATACGTGGTCATCCTGCTATCCGCGATCATAGTCAGCGAAGCACAAACACCATCGGAGATCGTCACAGCTACCATCATACTGGAAGCTGGTGGCGAATACTCTGAGGGAGCCATGCAAGCGGTATACGAAGTGATCGCTAACCGATCAGCTAACCGCCAGCTAGCACTGCACGAAGTCTGCCTACAACCATCCCAGTTTTCTTGCTGGAGTGGTAAGGAGGTAGCTAGCCAGATAGCTAAAGCCAAGTCTCACCCTAGATGGGGTGAGGCTTTTGTTATAACCCTGTATCCGAAAACCAACTACACTAACGGAGCAGATCACTACCATGCGGATCATGTCGATCCCTACTGGAATAAACACATGAAGGTGACCGCCATCATTGGTCGGCACATCTTCTACAAATAGAAAGATAAATCATGGCTAATAAAGAGATAACAATAGAGAGATGCCAGTATGGTGGCTGGAGCGTATACGAGTTTGACGTATACCCAAGATCATCAGTGCTAGCTGGTCAGACACGTAAGCGTTTCATCAATACATATGAGAAGCGTTCAGAAGCTGAGAAGCATTACCCATCAGCGGATGTCGGCTACAGAGACGCACACAATTCATTCGATCATCTACTAGATGAGGATGACATGGAAGCGTTTGAGCGGGACTGCTTGAGACGCGAACAATACCAATACTAGCTAGCTAGCTAGCCAAGCTCACACTCTTCGGGGTGTGGGCTTTTTTTATGCCCGCACACAAAAAATTTCAGGGCGGAAATTTACTATGGACAACCCTCTATCCTAGCTACCCCATCAATTCTAAATCAAAACGACTCCTAGCCCCCATGATCCCCCAAATCTTTGTGCATACGCAGGGTAAAAACGACTATGGACAACCCTCGCTCCTATATATATTGAAGTTTTTAAATTAGGTGCTTGACACCCTGTTGCATAACTGCAAACCTACGCTCATAGATCAGCACGAAGCTATCTAATAAAACATAACAAAAGGAGACAAAATGCGAAAGCTAAAAACATATAGAGTATTACTATCAACCCTGCGTGGGGAGTGGGTAACAGTGCAAGCCGAGAATGAGGGCGAAGCACAAACTAGAGCCGTAGAGGGCTATCATAATGGAGTGGAGGAATCCGAGGTCATCGAATCTGGGGTAACTGGGGACGTTGAGTTAATCGATGAGGAACCCTATAGCACAGAACAAGTTTTGGATTTCATCAGAGATCACTGCATCCAGTGGGAGATGATTGGTCATCCCTCAGAGGGCGATGCTCACATTGAGTTCCATAACTACGAGAATGCTACTAAGTTCTGCGACTATCCCTACGATGATCGCAACTCTCTAATGGAGGGCATCTGGTTTATAATGGATATGCACTACCAGCAAGAAGACTACTACGCTCAAGACGCAAAAACGCAAAAGTTATATCCCAATGCTGATGTTTAACGAGAGTCATGCTTCCAAGTATGGATTGAAGGAAGCTATCATTCTGCACAAGGTAATCTTTTATGTCCTTATCAACAAGAAGGATGGGAGAAACTTGCATAAGGGAAAAAACTGGACGTTCAACTCAAGAGAGGGTTGGCGTTCAGTATTTCCCTTCCTTTCGGATATGCAGATATGGAGATCACTAAAGAATCTAGAGAAGCACGAGGCACTAATAAGTGACTCATTTAACCGCAGGGCGTATGACAAAACTCGTTGGTATACCCTTTCCAATAAACTAAGTATCGAAGTTGGCAAAAGTAGTTACTGGTCAAAAGCCATTTGCAAATCTGTAAAGAGCTATAACAAAATTGAAAAGACCGATAACAAAATTGAAACACCAATACCATTAGATAATAATATTATACAAGAAATTAAACCCTATTAATTATGAGTCATTTTTATAACTGCGATGAAGTTGAACCCTTCCTTACGGAAGCCAGCACACCACCCCAAGCCAGAAAGATAGGTGCATATCCATCTGTTACTACTGTTATGGGTATCATTAAGGAACCATTCCTTGACGGAATTTGGTCACCAGAACAATACATCCGACTAGCTAGAGAGTTTCCAAGTGCTAGCCAACGGGACATCGAAAGACTGAAATATGGAATGCGTGTTTCTCCAGTGGACGGAAAAGAAATAACTTCTTCGGAGTTCGGAACCACTGTTCATGCTAGACTTGAGGATCACACGAATTCTATCATAGCCACAAGATCACCAGCTAAGATGGATTCCGAGTGGGATGCTTGGGCTGAACCCTTCTTGAAGCACATAAAGGATAAGGATATCGAACCCGTAGCTAGCGAGCTTATAGCTTGGGACGATGAGATAAAAGTAGCTGGTTCCGTGGACTTCATTGGCAGATTACCAGACGGAAAATATTACATGGCTGATTACAAGTGCAGGGACTGCAAGGGTAAGGGTGGTAAATTCTACGAAAAGAAGGACTGCACCCAGTTAGCTATTGAAAGTTGGATGCTAGCTAGGATGTGGGACTTAGAGTATCTACCAACCATTGTTAGCGTTTGCATTGATGTCGGAACCCAGAAGCACTTTCATAAGGAGTGGACTTGGAAGCAAATGCAGAAGGGTATTGAAAGGTTCAAGCTAACCGCTGAACTCTACTGGATGGACTTCATGAACCCCTAGATATATGAAAGCATATCTATTCACATATAAACATCTGAGCGACGATACCAATACAACATACTGCTGTTGGAAAATAGCTAAGGATGAAAACACTGCGTTTAAACTCGCTTTTGGAAAAAGTAAGAAAAAAAATCAAACCACAATTACAACCAAGCGTGGAATGAGGATTCACGTATTAAGCACCGAAGAACATGACGTATCTAAAATATTCCCAATTAGCCCAATATCGAAAAAAGAACCAGCCCAAGGAGTGTCCGATAATGCAGACTGGATGCTTTAATCCCTGTGTGGATCACGATCACAAAACTGGCATGGTCAGAGGCGTGGTATCCATGGAGGGCAATACATTCTTGGGTCGTGTAGAAAATAGCTTCCGAAGATTTGGGACAAGCTCCTCCGAGAGTCTTCCAACTATACTCAGAAACATGGCTAACTACCTAGAAAAAGAATGCACAAATGTTCTTCATCCCGTGGGTCTCAAGCAATTATCTGGGCGATTTAGTCGCTTAGTCGTTCATGATCAAGTGTTTGCATTAAAGAAACTTGGAGCAAAAAAAAGTGAAATAAATGCTTGCACTAACTCAAAACAACGCACAGTCTTATATCGTAAACTTACTACTAATTATGGAAAATAAAAACATACTATCGGAAATACAAACCGAACTCAAAGCCCCCAAGGGGCAACGCAATAACTTTGGTAACTACAGCTATCGTAGTGCCGAAGATATTTTAGAGGCTGTAAAGCCCCTGCTAGCCAAACACAGTGTCGCACTTCTTTCAAACGACGATATCGTTGAAGTCAAGGATCGCGTCTATGTCAAAACCACCGTAATACTTATAGACAGTGAACGTAAAGCATTTGCTTCCGCAACTGGATGGGCAAGAGAAGACGAAGTCAAAAAGGGAATGGACGTAGCTCAGATTACTGGAAGCTCCGCTAGCTATAGCTCTAAGCGAGCGTTAGGTAACCTCTTGTGCATTTCGGATTCCTCACTTGATCCAGACCGAACAAATAAGCACGGCAAAAACTCTCCAGCTACTTCCACGAAGGCGGTAGCTAAAACTAAATCCGAACTAATATAGGAGATATATAAAGTATGCAAGAATACGATAATACCAATAAGGGTGCGATGTTTAAAAACGATCGCAAACAAACTGAAACTCACCCAGACCTAGGTGGGACAATCAATGTAGAGGGCAAGGACTTTTACATTAACGCTTGGAAAAAGGAATCCAAGAAGGGCGTGCCTTTCTATTCCCTATCCGTTAAGGAAAAGGTGGCGAAGGAGTCCGTCGCTACCGAAGCACCTTTCTAGCACTAGCTAGCTACTAAGCCCCAGTGGGAGTTAGGAGGTTTTCATATCCCCTCCTAGCTCCCATTTTTTAACTACAATTAAAACTAAAATAGAAAGAATAAAAATGGAAATATGTATTGTATGGTCTACGGAAGATGTTCTACAGACCGCAAAAAACATGAATTTCGAGCTAACTGTTGAAGAAGCTGACGAAGTCTTGATGACAGTTGAACACAATCACGATGCCAATCACGGCATTAGCTGGGACAACATTGAGTGGGCAGTATCAGACTTAGTAAACTCAAGAGAAAGGAATAAAAATGGTAACTTCTGAACAAAATAATAATAAACTTCCGTCCAGTGGGGCGATGACTAACTTCTCCACTGGTGCAGTAAGAGATGCAATGGAGGGCAAGGGATTTCCCTCGCTGATTCCGACCTGTGCTTTAACTTCTCTAGCTAAACGCTTTGAGGATGGTGCAACAAAGTATGGCAGAGATAACTGGAAGAAAGGAATTCCGCTATCTAGATACTGCGATGCCGCGAATCGCCATCTCTGGGCATTAATGGAGGGACGCACGGACGAAGATCACTTTGGTGCAGTCATGTGGAACATAGCTTGTTGGCAAAGAACCAAAAGAATGATTGACAGTCACCTGCTTCCAGAAGAACTTAACGACCTTTAACTCAACCCAAATAATAAAAATGGATTATATCGACATATATAAAAAGAACTACCGCAAGGCTTTTGATAGAGAATTCAGCGAGCCAGAAGACAAAGAGATATCGAAGGAGTTTGTAGCTAAAGCTCGCAAAGACATACAGTGGGCTAAGGACAATGGTCTCATCCAAGAGATGTGCATGGAGGACTATATAAAAAGTCAGACTAGATTCAAGGGAACCGTTACGGACAGGATTCGCAAAACAGTCATAGAAGCGGAATTTATTCCAGAACAGCTATTGGCTGACTACTATGGACTTTCTGTATGCACCATCTCCAAGATCAAAAAAGCTCACAAGGAATCCTTAGCTAGCTAGTCATGGAAGATATCCATGCTCCAGAGGCAGAATCCTCTGTAATAGCCAGTTGCTTGACCGAGGACAATGCGGATGTCTTTGACGAGATATCTAGGACAATCACCAAGGGTGATTTTTATGACTACAAGAATTCTAT